AGCACCACGCAGGCCTTGATGCGGTATCGACAGGGCAATTTTGTACAACTGCCGTCGGATTATTGGGAAGATGAGTCTACCAATCTCCGACCGATGCAATATTACGGGTAACCTTTATGTCGATGTATTCCGGTATTGGCAGTTTTGCCAAAAGGTTTCAAAGGGGTGGCGATGTTCAAATGGATGGCGGAGGCGGCACTCCGGGCGGCTCCGGAGTACCTCCTGTAGGCACTCCGGGCGGCGCGGGCGGCGCGGGCGCTCCCATGTCGTTTGAAGAGTTTGTAGCGGCATATCGCGGCGGTGACGCCGGAGGCCTTATTGGCGGACTAACCGCCGACGTTGCCTACCAAGCTTATTTGCAAGCCTACAATGTTTCTGGCGGAAAGGTGAACGTTACAAACGGAAACATTTACGCTGGAGCGAAATCCATGCCCAGCTACATGTCGCTCTCCGACAATAACCAAGTTTTAATTGCTGAAGGCACGACCAACCGTCAGTTTATTGAAGCGATGAACTTGTTGGACCTGTTGCCCGACGAGGATTATAAATGGTTGCTTGAATATTTTACGGGAGAAAATGGCGAAGGCACGTGGCTCGCGGCCCGTTATAACCAGCCCGATACTAACATCAACCGCGACAACTTCTTTGGCGGCAACGACCTAAACGCTGAAAACACGTCCATTATGAATCGGCTGTTTGATGTATTTGACGCGGGTAGTCAGGCGGGTGGTTTCACGGCCAGCCAAGGATTTTTGAACGAGTACAGCACTCCGACGCTACCCGGACAAAACTACGGAAATGGCACTGCCGCATCACGGCCCGTGTTCATTGGCCAGCCCCCGACGGGCGGCACGGCGGAACAACCGTACTACAGTCTTTCGGACGTTTTAGTTACGTCTTCTGAACAGCCTAATTTGTATGATCGTTTTGATCCGTATCCTAGCGGTGGTTTTCCGCAGGTTAACCCGTATCAGCGTCCGGTAACGACGCAATACAGTTACCGCCCGCCTTTGGTCACTACGCCAAGCCTAACTTTTGACACAGGCGAGGCGGACCCTGTGACGGGAACTGTGGGGGAGCCGGACACTACGACTACGACCACCGGAACGGGCGGCACGGGCTTAGGTGGCGACGGCACTACTACGACCACGACCACCGGTACTACAGATACCACGACCACTACGACCGACACGACCACGGGCACTACAGATACCACGGACACGACCACTACAGCCCCCACGGCACCGCTTGCCGGGTATCAGAATATTTCGGCGTTTAGGGATCAGGATCCGTATCTTTTTGGAAAGAGAGGGCTTGTTTCAGGCTTAAATGCACTTGCGGGTTCTCGTCAGGATTTGACGGCGGAAGAATTTGCATCTTTGTTGAGCGGCCAACAAGGTCGTTACGGTGAAGGTTCTACGTTAGCGTATGACCCGCGTTTTGGTATTTACAGCACGATTAGTGACGCGGAGCTTCAAGGGCTTAGGGAACAGCAATCGGTGCCCTCTTACATTGACCCGCGTTTGATGACGGACGTTGAGCGTGTTCGTAGCAATCTGACGGGCGGCGGCACGTACACTCGCTCTGTTACGGACGAAGCGGGCAACGTGTATAAAATTGGGAAGAACAGACAAACCGTTCGTATTGGCGACAAGCAATATTTTGTCAACGAGGACGGATCGGTAACGTCTTATGGTGTTGAAGACATTAATTACACCCGTTCGCCCCGTTTTAATGGTCAGGGAAAAACGGAAACGGGCTTTGCCGAGGGTGGCATTGTCGATGTTTACAGTGGTGACATGGCTAATTTGCAGACTACGGGCGAAGGCATTGAGTCTTTCTTGAACCCCGAGCGGTCAAAGGCGACCCTTCGTCGTAACCTCGCGAAACTCGCACCACGGCCCACGGCCCCTGTAATGCAACAGGGCATCATGCCCATGGCCCGATAATGCCTGAAGTAGCCGCACCATTTAAGTCTTTTAAAGATTTTCAGGATACGTACAACGTAATAACGAATGCGGGTAAGGCAATATCGGGTATTAAATTAGCAACCAACCCAACACCTTTAGGAATTGCGACTTTATTGGCAAACGTTGCATCTGAACAACTTACCGATAAGTCTATACCTGAACACGTTATTAAGTATCTCCGTAAAAACATCAAGCCTGCCACTGGTTCCGGCAACGTTGGCCCGGATAAAAGCGGTACGGTTATTGCTGAAGGAGGTTACTTTCGTGACCCCACGCAAAGACACGCCACAGACATGCGAGCGGGGCAATATGCTGACGGCGGAGATGTTTCCGGTGGCATAGGTGCCTTGTTTAAAGAAATTTTAAGCAAAGGCTTGGAAGAGGGTACGGCAAATTATTTGGGCATTCCTAAGCAAGATACGGATTGGGCGTCTTCTATAGGAGATCGCTACGGTTTATCTGTGCCACAGAAAGATGCCGCGCGGCACGTGGCGCTAGGTTGGCTGGCGTCAAAAACAGACAACCCCGACTTAGCCAAGTTTTTTGCGGATGCTAGAGAGTTTCGGCCTTTCGCGGGTGGTCCGATTGTTTCGCGGCGCATGGACCTAGAAAACAACGACATTGGCTTTAATTTGCCTGCTCAAACCAAAGCTGAAGCCGAGTCGATGATTTTAAATTTAATAGACGAGCGAAAAGTCAATCTAGACGATCCGAGCGGCTACGCTAATGGCGGAAAAGTAGAGCAAGAGCCTGCTTTTTTGGAAGCTTTAGAACGTCAGCGTTTACGTGAGGAAGCTTTTGACAATGAATTTGCTATTGAAGTCGCGGCTCAAAGCAACTATGCGGCGGACATAGACCCGTCTATTGCCCGTTATCACGGGTACAAGGGTTTACCGGGCACTGAAAAACTTAATTTAAAAGGTTTTTACATCAATCCGGACAAAACAAGCTTACCCGTGGGCGCGTTTGATAAGCCTGTAAGGGGGTTTGTAACTGTTCCAACAGAAGTAGGGACGGTTAACACAATACACGATGCGGCAACACCGTTTGTATACGCCCATGAATATCGTCATAAACAATTTCCAGAGCTTAATGAAACTCAACTGCGGATTGTAGATGGGATGACTGCTTTAAATGAAAAGCAGTGGTCAGAATCTGTGGACATGTTTAGAGATGAATACTATAAAAACTCGGGTATTAACATGACGCGCTCTCAAGCCCAAGAGCGTTTAATAGATATTTTAGAAGACAAAAGAATGAGCAGGCACTACGACGACCTAGCTAATTTAGTCTTTGGAGCAGAATGGGACCGGGACGCAAGAAGCACAAAAGAAGGCCCACAGGAAACCCGAGAGGATTACATAGAATCCCGTTTAAATACGGCGTTTTTTGTTCAAAAAGCTGAAGAATTAAAAGAACTAAAGAAATACAACAAAAATTTACCGGAACAGAACCAAGAGCGTGTAGAAGAGCGTCAAGAACGCGAAGCAGAGGCCGCTGTTAAAAATTATGCTATGGGCGGCGTGGCTTCCATGGCCCCTGTAGCACGGAACATGTTCCAAGGGTATGATATTCGACGCGGCGTAGGCGCATATGCCCCGTATACTAGGAGAGCCTGATGGCTAATGGTGACGATAAATCACAGCTTTCTTCTTTGATGGACAGTACGGCGATGATGCCGGAAGTTACCGAAGAAGATATGGAACTGGACATTGAGATAGCCGCACCGGGCACTTTTGTAGGTTCTGTTAATGAAATTCTGCCGGAAGGCATAGAAATCGAGGAGGACGATGATGGTGGCGTCACTGTGGACTTTGATCCGATGGCCATGCTTGGTGGTTCTGACGGTGATTTCTATGGCAACTTGGCAGAGGAGTTGGATGATAGAGAACTTGGCCAATTATCTTCAGAGTTATTAGGGGATTTTGAGGCTAATAAATCTTCTCGTTCTGAGTGGGAAGATGCGTATTCAAAGGGTTTGGAGCTTCTTGGTTACACTTACGAGGAGCGCACGATGCCGTTTCGGGGTGCGACGGGTGTAACGCATCCGTTGTTGGCGGAAGCGGCCACACAGTTTCAGGCGCAGGCATTTAATGAGCTTTTGCCCCCTGCGGGTCCGGTTAGGACGCATGTTGTTGGTGAGAAGACCAAGGACAGTGAGGCGCAGGCGCACCGTGTTAAGGATTTCATGAACTACTACATCACGAACGTGATGGAGGAGTACACGCCTGAATTTGATCAGATGTTGTTTTATTTGCCTTTGGCGGGGTCAACTTTCAAGAAAGTTTACTACGACGAGGCGATTGACCGGGCGGTAAGCAAGTTTGTCCCAGCAGAGGACATTGTGGTGCCGTATGGTGCTAGTGATCTGGATTCCTGCGAGAACATTACGCAGGTAGTGAAGATGTCATTGAATGATCTGCGTATTCGTCAGGTCATGGGGTTTTATAGAGACATTCCTGTTATTCCATCTCAGTCTAACGACGAGGAAGTCACGGACACGATGAATAAGTTGGATGGTGTAGAGCCTAGCAACATTGATTATGACTGCACGTTGTTGGAGTGCCACGTAAATCTTGATCTGCCCGGTTTTGAAGATACGGGGGAAGATGGTGAACCAACAGGAATTAAAGTTCCTTACGTTGTTACGATTAGTGAGGATAGCGGACAAATACTTGCCATTAGACGAAATTATCGCGAGGAGGACGAAAGACGGCGAAAGATCCAGTATTTCGTCCATTATAAGTTCCTTCCGGGATTCGGATTTTATGGCCTCGGGCTTATCCACACTATTGGCGGCCTGTCCAGAACAGCTACGGCGGCTCTTCGCCAGCTTATTGATGCTGGCACTCTCTCTAATCTCCCTGCTGGTTTCAAGGCTCGCGGACTTAGGGTACGTGATGACGAAGAACCCCTTCAGCCCGGAGAGTTCCGCGACGTAGATGC